CATGGATGCTGTATTAGAATATTGTAAAGAAAATTTTATTGAACCAGAAGATATTAAGAAGCTGATAAACAAATCACTTAAAGATAAAATTAAAGTTAATGCTACAGAACTCAACTATTTCCCAAAGCCAGCCACTCTCGACATCGATGTCCAGTAACAAAGCAATTAATGCTTATAGAATGTATCTTGCTGTGAAATTACACTTTATGACTGATAAGTATGATATCACAGACAGCCGAGATCATGTTCGTGTTTCGTACAAAAAGTTTGACGAACGAAACCAATCATCACTATATGAAAAGTTTGCGGATAAATTCGATAAAAAATCTGAGATGGCACAATATCTAATTGCCAACTTTGCTTATGGAGCATGGGGCAATACTGATATCATTTATGGCACCTCTGAATCTGACCAGAATTTAAAAGAGTGGAATCGTAGAAAAGAATCAATTACTCAAATCTTTAAAAATGACTTGAGTAAGATTCGTTTGCATTATGAGACAAACGAGATTAAGTTTCTACCTGACATTCAATCAAAGTTTCCAACCATACCACATTTATTTCAAATGTTTCTGGGCAACCATATAACACTTGAGACAATTGTGATGTTGGATAAGTTTCATCCGTTCTTAGATACTTGGAAAACATCCATCGGTAATCTATTCTCGGATGATATTCGTCGCATCATCAAAACCAAACCATTTGTGAAATTTGATGAGGCAAAGGTCAAACCAATTTATTTGGAGTTTATTCAAGAGTTCTAAAATGGGTCATACATACAGGAAAGAAAAGTCATTTGACGAATATGGACGTGGTGCTAAAAAGCGTCTAAATAGTATTCTAGAAAAGAAGTATACTAAAAACCAAAATACAGTCTTCTTTGAAGACGAGGAAGATTATGAAGAAGAGGAAGAACATGAGTTTGAACAAATTCAATCTGATAGACAGAAGTAAACATTTCGAATCAATTGCTGTGAGTAAGAAATTGGAAGTAGAAACTGTTTCCGATAAAAACACTGGCTTGCAGTATTATGTGATTAAAAATGTTTTACAAGATCCAGATGCGTTTGTTGAGATTATGCAGAAACATAATGCCTATGGTGGTGATGTTGAAATTAACACACCTGGATATCGACAGTTGATTAGTTCACTGGAAATTCCAACACTGACAAAGTTATATGCTCAGTTGTTTAAAGAATTTACTTCATTTGAATCTAAGATGTCTTCATGGTATTATACCTCTGGAATCTATCATACTGATATGGTTGCTACCAACAATAACAATATGCCAAGGTTCTCACCATATCCATTAGCAACACAATTGTGTTTGTCTAAGGATGCTAAAATGGGGATGGGGTTTTTCCAAGCTGTCATTGACCCAGAGCATATTTACGCAAGATACAATGATGAGATCAAAGGTTGTGATGAAGAATTGTTTAATACAATTTTTCCTGTATATAAACAACAAGAGAATCCAGAAAAAGTTAAATGGACAAACTTCGAAGGCAATGAAAATTGGAAACCATATGCCTACGAGAAATTCGAATACAATAGTGTGGTAATTTATGACCCACTATACTTCCATCAAATTTATTTTGAGGATGACAAAATTGAGGATACGCAATATGTACTGAGCGGATACCTTGATGCTCCAATTATTCAAATTCCATTCTGGCAAGCCAAGCCGAAGGAAGAAGAAATTGGAGAAAAAAACTTGACAGAAACTGAAGTTTCAGATATACTATGACTAAATAGTTGTATATCATGACTAATGTGAAATACGACAATTTAAATACACTTTTATACGACAAAGGAAATACAAATGGATATTCAAACATTACGCAAGTCACGCAACCAAGATTTTTCTAAGATCCTTGGAGAGTTCGACAAAATTGCCAAACCATCTGAAGGTGGTGGCAAATCTTATGAAGACGATCGTTTCTGGAAACTTACTCCAGACAAAGCAGGAAATGCTACCGCAACGATTCGTTTTCTCCCACGAGTAGAAGGCGACGAGTTCCCATGGGCACGTGTGTTCAATCACAGTTTCCAAGGTCCAACTGGTAAATGGTACATCGAGAACAGTCTAACGACTCTCGGTGAGAACGATCCTGTTGGTGAGTTGAATTCACGTTTGTGGAATTCTGGCTCTGAAGCCAATAAAGAAATTGCTCGCAAGCAAAAACGTAAGTTATCTTACATTGCTAACGTCTATATCATCAACGATCCTGCTAAACCAGAGAACAATGGCACTGTTAAGTTGTTTAAGTTTGGTAAGAAAATCTTTGATAAGATTATGGACAAAGCCAACCCTACGTTTGAAGATGAGAAGCCAGTTCTCGTGTTTGATTTGTGGGAAGGCGCAGACTTTAAACTACGTATGCGCAAGGTTGATGGTTATTCTAACTACGACCAATCTCAATTCAATGAGCAAACTGAAATTGCTCCAACTGATGAAGAGAAACTTGCTATTGTTTCTAAGCAATACAAGTTATCTGAATTCACAGATCGTAAGAACTTCAAGTCTTATGACGAATTGAAGAAAAAACTGGAGATGGTATTGAGCGGTGAATCTGCTCCTTCTCGTTCTGCTGCCCAAATGGCTGAAGAAGAAGATCGTCCTGCTGCAGCTGCACCTGAGCGTGTTAGCAAGCCAGCACCACAACCACGTGTTGCTGCTACAACTGCTGATGATGAAGATGACTTATCTTATTTTCAGAAACTTGCTAACGAGTAATTAAATACTCTGAGCAATTTTGGGGGAGCTTCGGCTCCCTTTTTTTATTTCCAACATGGACCTTCGAATCTGAAGTCGTAGGTATATTTGACACCTGAGAGTACAGGCATAGTTTGCGTTGCTCGGAACGATGGGAAAATTGTAAGTAGACCACGCTGACGATGTTCTTTTGGTGTTGGGCGATCTTGATGTTTACCAAAGTAGTAAATAACATCGCCACCCTCATATTCCTCTTGCGCAGAAAGAGTAACAGAAACAAAGAGTTTTTGCTGCATATTGTTAGAAATCCAGTTCACATGCGCTTGTTTTGACCAAAATGCCTTCTCATTTCCATCATAATGCACAATGGTAGGGTAATCTAGTTTGGATGAGTAATCATAATCAATATCAAAGAAGAACACATCTTCGTTTACTTGTTTGATTTTATCGAAGACTTTATCATTAATCTCTTTTATTTTTGGATCTTCTTTATCAACTGTCAATACATTTGATATTCGTTTTAAGAAATTGATTCTTCTGTGTGGGGGATATCCACATGCTCCACGTTTTGACTTATCTTCATTTTCTTTATAGTGTTGAATCAAATAAAGGCATTCTTCATTTGACAAGAAGTCTGGTTCATAATACATTTCAGCTAACATAATTTTTCCTTAAAAATCGCGCATTGGATAATATCTTCTATCTAGGTATCTTTGGTAAGTGGTTTCATCATTTCTTGCAGATGGCTTAGATGATTCTTTTCCACCACCATTATTATTCGTAATATTTGTTACACTAGATTGTGGTGCATTTACTATATTTGAATTGTTCTGAGCAGCAGATCTAGCATCTTCAACTTCGTTAGTTCTTTGAGCAAGAGCATTACCTGTATCTGGTGAAACTCTTTCTGGTTGTGCTTCAACTTTGGATATTTGTTGCGATTTGTCAACTTTCTTAGCACCAGCTTTTTTATTTTCGAGATATGCTTTTGCTTGTGTTTGTAGTTGAGTATCAGTTTTCATGATAGTATCAACTTGTGCTTTGATAGATGCGTCAGGTTTTTTATCTCCTGCTTGCTCAGTCATAATTGACCAAGCCCAATCTCTTGCTAGTTTATCTTTCTTAGGATCTGCGTTGGATGGTGGAGAACTATCACTAGACATACCAGTTGGGTTGCCCATCGCATCAACATTTTCCATTGCACCAGAATTTGGATCATTACCACCAAGTGCTTGATAACCTTTTACTGCACCGCCACCTACTGTTTGTCCTACTTTTTTACCACCCCAATATCCAAGAGCACCACCTGCTGCAGCACCAAGAGCACCACCAATAACAGTACCAACTCCAGGAAACAGCAGTGTTCCAATCGCAGCACCTGCTGATGCGCCTGTTGAAGCACCTGCCCATCCACCAGCAGCACCACCTACTGCGCCACCAACTGCTTCACCTTTTTTTTCTTGCCCTTGCTCTTTGGTAATTTCACCTGACTTAACTTGTTCGTCAGCTTGATTATATTCATTATATCCTTCGTAAGCAGCAGTACCAACAGATAATAAACCAGCACCAACACCAGCAATTTTACCAGCATTTCCAGTAAGGAATTTACCTACCTTACCCAACTTACCTAATTTACCACCACCTTTACCCTTACCATTGCCCATTAAATCACCAGCCATCTCAGCTGCTGATGATAGTAAGCCACCTCCACCACCACCGCCACCTGTTCCATTGGCAGCAATAGTTTCAAGAAGTTTCATGGAATCTTCATTCCACTTATCCTGTTTCTTGAAGTGGTCATCGGTAATGGTGTAGAGAGCAGTTAAATCTTCTTGCTCTTTTTTATTAACTTCAAATGTTTCTTTTTGTTTCTCAGCAGTTTCTATCTTCGCTTCATCAGCTTGAACTGCTTGAATGTTCTTGTCGCTTGATCCTTGATTTTTGTTTGGGTCAAGTGCCTTTATTATTTCTTCTTGTTTCTTTCCATCTTCTATTTTTTTATTATCAGCATCAACAGCTTGAATATCTTTGTCACTTGCTCCCTTACCTTTATTTCTTGGATCGATTGCTTGAATTGCTTTGAGTAGTTCTTCTTGTTTCTTTGCATTTTCTGGATCTACTCCATATCCAGCTTTCTTTTGTTTATCAGCTTCTTCTTGAAGTTTCTTTAATTCTTTTGTCTTTGCTTCAATTTCATCATATAAAGATTCAGCTACATCTCTTGCTGTATTTGATGATAGTGTTTTACCAGCATCAGAATATTGCTGGAAATCGCCAACGAACTTTTCTTTTTCTTGTCGTTTGGCTTCTTTTGCTTCAGCATTTTCTTTTACTGATTCAGCAAGACCAGTAAATCCAAGAGATCCTAGAAATGAAGAACTAAACTTACCTGCGCCAGGAATCCCACCCATTGCACCTGGACGTATTTTCTTTTCGTACGTAGATTTGAGTGTGTCTGCTAAGTCACCTGCAAACTGTTTTAGTTTGGTGCTTCCTGACTGCTGATCTTCTATTCTATCTAAGACTAGTCTCATCTTTTAAGTCTTTCCTTGATTCGTTCTTTTTCTTGTTCTAGGTAATTTATTAACATAGTAACGTAGATCTCTCGCTCAAACGGCATCATGTTTTCTAAATCTTCAAGCGAATACTTATGGTGCTGTAACAACCCAAAGTTAATCTGATAATAATTTACCAAACTTTCATGGCTAAGACAAATTAGAAAAAACTTTCAATACCTTCTACATCGTATTCGTTATGGTTGCTGCATTTTGGGCAATCATAAGTAACTCTCTGTTGTAGTTTTGGTGGCGATTGAAAGAAATTCTTAAGTTTTTCTGTAGGGGATCTTGGTAATCCCTCAACAAATGCAATCAAATCTTCTTCTTTCTGTTCACTAGCTGGATATACAGATTCAGAATCATAAATGTAATCAATTGTTTTAGTAATCAATTTGACAATCTCATCTGGATTGTTCAAATCTAATTTGGCAATTTCATGTAATAAATTTACGCTGGCATATTTCATTACAACACCAACACCATCAAACAAATCAATTTTGTTTGTATGTCCTTCTTCTTTAACAAGAACTGGATCGATCTTGAAAGAGATTTTTGTTTTCTCATCACATTCAGTATTTCTGCATGTGAATAATAATTCTACCATCTCACCAACTGATTTTGCACGTAGTTGGGTAAAGATATATTCTAAATCAAAAATTGGCATAGACTCAACATCAACATTTTTATCCAAAATACAGTCAGTTACAACTGTCTTTAATGTATCAATCATGTTCAGTTCAATTTCGCTCTGCTGCGCAAGCAACAAATTTTTCTCATCCTTTACTAAAAATGGTCTATACTTAATCTGTTTACCATTTGATGGTAGAGTTAATGTATAGACAGGATGTTTATATACAGGCAACTTCATTTCAATCTCCTTTAGTCAATTTGTGTATCATTTTGTTTAGATCAGTTGTACTACCAACAAATATAGCATTATTATTTGTAACACTTTTCTTAGAGCCACTTTCATTTGTGCCTTCTAATTGTTGCTTTTGTTTGTGTAGATCCATTAACTGTTGATTTACATCAGCCAGTTGTTTAATTAAATTACCAACAACTTCAAACGCACGAGGGTGCTCAGATTGCTTAGCAACCTCAAGAGCACCCATCAAAGCATCTTCACCTTGCATAAGTAAAATTTGTAAGTTTTTTCTGGCATCATCGAAATCTGATTCTACTTTAGTAACATCAGTCTTAGCCACATCATCATTAATGACAAGTTGTTTCACAACTCCTTTTGGAGTTTCTGCTTCAATGTCAAAAACTTCGCTCAAAGATTTATCAATCAATTATTTTTCCTTTAGATATCCCAGCTGGTGGTGCTGGAGGTGTTGATCCAAATGGGTTACTATTGTCTGTTGCCCCAAATGGATTTGCGCTTGGTGTTGATACTGGCGCAGAAATGCTAGGTGTTGCTGGCATAGCTGAGCCGAAGGTGCTTGCTGTTGGTGTGGTAGTAGTTGTATTGTTTGCTGCGCCTCCGAGTTTTTCTTGAGTACGACCCCAAGCTGCGATACCAAGAACAGCACCCATTGCTAAGTGGAACAAACCAGCACCTTGTAGTGTTAGTGGGTTCCATTGTGTAATTGTTTGATGCGTAAACACTTGTAACAAACTCCACATTACTGGAAACACACCCATATCTAGTGTACAAATAATCATGTACATCCAGCCCATGGCTGGTCTCCATTTTTTCTGCATCCAATCTTCGTCTTTTTTAATTTCTTCTGCCATTTTGATTCCTTTATTCTTATTTTTATACAGGAGTATCATTATTGCCACCTGATGGTATATCTGAACTATTTTGTCCAGATAATCCACCAGTATCCAAGCCCATTTTTCCAAACTTTGGTTGCGGAGAAACTTGTAGTTGTCCAGTAGTGCCACCTTTATTTGCTGTTGTTAATGGTACCCAGAACTTGTATTCCATGGCAACAGATAATTTTGTTATGTCTTTATTACCATAACTGTATGATATTGGCGCAACTGATTTTGGAAATGCTTCGTTTAATCTAACAATATATCTAGATGATTCTTTTCCAGAATTATCTAATTGATAGATCTCTACAGTTCCAATATAGTTTTCATAATATGTCAGCATTCTTGTTCTTGGGTTAATGATTAAATTTTGCCAAGAATCAAAGAATCTTTTAATTTCCATATCTTGGTCTAACATAAACTCAAGATTAACAGGTTCAAAAGAACGATTATAAATTACTTCCCTTTGTTCACCATATGTCATTACTGGATTAGATAAAAAATTCATGCCAGGAATTGAAGCTGATTCACAAAGAAATCTTAATTTCGTATTGTTTGCTACCCCCAACAATCTTGCTGGTGGTGTGATGTAAACCACAAAGCGATTGGTTCTTGCCAATCCTTCATTTTTTACAAGTGCAATAAATTCGTTTATTTCTGCCATTTAATTAGAATGCCTTTCTTGACTCTCTCCAGACTGTTTCTTTTGTTTGTTTAGCAAAGCGTTCAACTGGTAACATCATAGCAGTTACCCAATGTTCTGGTTCAATTCTAGCAAATCTACTTCTTACATGTGCATTTAAATACATCTTAACGCATGGTTGTGCCCAACCAAACTTGGCACTGCCTGCGAGCATCTGATATTTAAATCTTAATCTTGTATCTTCTGTAATACCTTTAGTGTTTGAAAACATTAGCAGTCTATCTAATAGTTTAACACGTAAAAGCGGAGGAAGATAGTGGAAATTTAATCCATAAAACCCACCCTTGACTTTACGGAATGGTAAAACCAAAGGAAATCTATCAAAGTATGGTAATGTATCTTTATGCTTTGGATCATAGTAAAACAAATACATATCACCAGGAGTTAATGTGCTTACAAAGTTCGCTTGGTTTAGAAGTTTGTTTGGTGTTACTGCACTCAATCCTCTTACTTGATTGGAGAACCAAGACTGTGATTTTTTAGCAGCTGAAATGTCATACGATCTATCATTAAAGATAGATTCCAGCGATTTAGCAGCAATTATTTTGTTATCTTTAGCCATATTATCTATTTATTCCTATACCAGTTGGGCTTTATACCCAAATGCTTTTCATTTAAAATCAAAAATTGCCAGCCACGATCTTTAGCGTAGCTGTCAGCTGCCTTCCATTTTGCGTCATTCTTACCCCAAGTCATAACTTCCTCAAGGTATTTTTTTGTTACTTTCTTTTGTGGCACAGGTGGTTTTGTTTGTGCCTCTGGTTTAATCTCAATAAGATATGTTCTTAACATCCCATCTTTATTTCTTATCTGTATTTGAAAATCTACAAAATAACGATGAAACTTGTTATCAATTGGGGATAAATAAGGAATGATGGTTTCCTCCGAACGCCATTTTAGTACGTTCGGTTTTTCGTCTGCCCACACCATAAAACGAAGTTCCCAACTACTGCGATAGATAATGTTGGTTGGGTCTCCATCATACTTTTGTGGGTTTTTTGGTTTGAACTTGCCTTTGTAGAACATGAATAAATAATACTAAAATAACCATTCTCTATTTAGGACAGATATGGCATCAAACACCCAAGGCGCAAATACTAATAAAGCAAAACAAAGTACGCCACAGAAAGTTAAAAGAGAAACTTCTCTTAACAGACAAAAATACGCTATTGATAATCTACAGTATCCAATAGATTTGTTTAGTGGAGAAGGCAGCACCACAACAGGTGGAAGTGGCAACAGTTACTTTAATCAAATCTACAAAAACTATGTTGTGTTTTATATCAACGTATCTTCTCAGTCACGTGTATTTACTGATGGTAAAATACAAATCGTTGGTGATGTAGATAAATCTGATCAAAATACAGTCCAAGGTAAACAAGCATCACTAGGTAAAGCAGCAGCAGTATCAGCTACTGGTGGTGCAGCTGTTGGTGTTGTTGTTGGATTGGCAGATGGTGCTGGAAAAGAAGCTGGTAATTTTGGCGCAAAAAGACCTGATGGTACTGTTCCAACTAAAAAAGAATCTGTAGTATCATTTGTTAAGGGAACATTAGGAACCGCTGCTGCTGGTGCTGTTAAAGGTGCTGCTGTAACTGGTGGTGCTGTTGAGGCTCAAGGATTGTTGATGGAAACAGCATTTCCTGGATTAAAAACAACACAAAGCACAAAGCGTTTGAAAACTGCTATTGCTTTACATGTTCCGAATGAAGTTTCAGTTGGTTATCGTGCGACTTATGGTGAGGAAGAACTCGGTGCTATTTTTGGTGCTGGCGCAGAAGCAGCAACAAACCCAAATGCTGGAACTGCTAGTATGGGATTACAGAGTGCTGTTGTTAAGGGTATGGAAATGAATCCTGCTCGTGCTGCTCTTTCAGCATTATATAAAGCAGCACCAAACCCAAGAAAAGAACAATTATTTAAATCGATGGAATTTCGTCGATTCTCATTCAATTATCAGTTTGCTCCAAGAACTAGAAAAGAAGCTGAAAATATCCAGCGTATTATCAATACTTTTAAATTCTACATGCATCCAGAATATCAAAACAACGTAAACAAGATGTTGTATTTGTTCCCTTCTGAGTTTGATATTGTTTATTACTTCGGTGATAAAGAACATCCGCACTTGAATAAAATTTCAACTTGTGTTCTTACAGATTTACAAGTAAACTATTCACCAAATGGTCAGATGGCTACGTTCGATGATGGTATGCCTGCTCAGATAAATGTGCAAATGTCATTCCTAGAACTAGAAACATTATCTAAAGAGCGTTTCCTTGGCGAGTCACCAGATGGCCAACCAAAATTCTCATCACAGAATTTTGAAGATCCTAACTTGGCAGCGTTCTAATCATGGCATATTTTCAATACATACCAACAACCATTGTAGATTTCTCAGAATTTGGACAAGATTCAAAAAAATATCTCATCAGCGATATTATTACAAACGTAAGAATAAAAGCAGATTTATTGAAGAATCTTGTATATTACGAAGAGTATGACATTAAAGATGGTGAAACACCAGAAATTATTTCTGAATTGTTTTATGGCACATCACAATATCATTGGGTCTTGATGTTAATTAACGAGAAGTATAGTTACGTCGATGATTTTCCATTAACGCAAATTAATCTTGAAGCGTATATCTATGACAAATATGGGGATGCTCAATATGACATCAACCATTATGAATCTTCTGATGGCTATTGGGTAATGTCAGATTATGTAAATCCAAATGGTGTAGCTGATGCAACACCAATAACAAATTATGATTACGAATTACAATTAAATGAAGCCAAACGAAGAATGAAAATTATTCCACCTAATGTTCTTGGTGATGTTATTAGACAATTCAGAGAGGTACTGAAGTGACAATAGAAGTCCAAGAGAATTTAAAATTCGCAGGTGATTATCAGTTAATTGATGCAAAAATTGGATCTGCTAGAGGAATTATATTTGACGTATTTAACTTTGTTATTGACATTAATGTTTACGAAGATATGCATTCCCCTACAATTTCAGGAAACATTGTATTAAATGATGCTCAAGATTTGGTAAATTTAATGCCAATGATTGGCGAAGAAAAATTATTGATTACATTTAAAACTCCATCAATGAACGACGATGATGGTTTGTGGTCACAAGCATTTTATGTTTACAAAATGACAGACAGAACATATACTGCTGAAAGAGCTGTTCAGTATACATTGCATTTTGCTTCTTTTGAAACTGTTAGAGATTTAAATGCAAAAGTTAGTAAAGGATTTGCTGGAACAATTAGTGATATTGTTCCAAAGTTTCTTAGATCAGATTTACAAACAGAAAAACCTTTGAACATTGAAGAAACAGCAAACACAATTATATATGTTTCAAACTATTGGACACCATTCACAAACATAAATTATTTGGCAAAAAGATCTATTTCGAAAGAAACTGATTCAGCAAATTTTGTATTCTTTGAAAATAACAGAGCATTTAATTTTGTATCTATTGATAAATTATTACAACAAGATTCTAAAGCAAGATATATCTACGATAACACTTCAAGAAAACCATCAGGCGATGGTGGTAGCGCATCTCGTAATACTGCTGCAGATTTACAGCGTATTACAAAATATGAAATCAGAACAGCATATGACTATATGAATAGAATTCAATCTGGTATGTATAAGTCTAGATTGATTACACATGAACTTGTTACTAAAACGTACAATGTTCAAACACTTTCTTACGCAGATAATTTTGAGAAACATAATCACTTAAATCCATATCCAATGTCTACTGGTAATTTACCATCTAAGACATTAGCATTCTTAGATGTTCAACCAAGAGCATTAGAAACATATACTAATTTTAAAACAGACAAAATGAAGAACTGGCATCTCAAAGGAATTATGGAGATGGCTGAAGTTAATGCATATTCAATGGAAGTAACAGTTCCTGGTAGATCTGACTTATGTGTTGGTGATGTAATTGATGTTTTCATTTACAGAAATTCCCCAATAAGTCAAAAAGATCAAGAAGAAGATATTATTGATAAAACTTTCTCAGGTCGTTACCTAATTGCTGCTCTGTGTCATAATCTAAATAGAGAAAAGCATTTAATACATATGTCGCTAATCAAAGATTCGTTGATCATTGATTTGTCTAAAGAAGGAACTACTTAATGAATGGTGTGTTTTACACAGGTGTTGTCGAAAATAGATTAGACCCATTACAACTTGGACGTTGTCAAGTTCGAGTTGTTGGTTTACACACCGAAAACAAAAACGAATTACCTATGGAGTTATTACCATGGGCATATCCAATGCAACCTGTTACATCGGCAGCGATGAATGGTATTGGTCATACACCACTTGGACCAGTTGAGGGGACATGGGTTGTAATTTTCTTTAGAGATCAAGAGTGTCAACAACCTGTTATGATGGGAACGATTGGTGGTGTTCCTCAAGACAAAGGTATTGATTCTAATTATGTAAACGATGGTGATGATTATTTAATTAAAACAGATGGTGGTGGTGCTGAAGACGCAACCAATCAACCAACTAATCAGGGTGGATCAGCAAGTACTGATCCAGAACCTACCGAACCAGTTGCTGGTCGCGATGAAGCAATTGGTCCATTAACAGATTTAGATGTTGGAAAATACAAAGACAATGTTGCTTTGTTAGAAACAACATCAACACCTGGAGGCGAACGAGATTTTACTATTACAGGTAATGTCGGACAGCAGAATTATGGTGTAGTAAATCCACAAGGCAGAATTGGTAAGTATCAAATGGACGCAAAGTCTTTGAACTTACTTGGTTATGTTAAACGTGTATTAAATGCTAATGGCGAAACAGTACCACCATCTAACTTTAAATTAGCTGATGACACAGTTTGGACTGGTAAAGGTGGCGCAACTTCTGTTGCCGTATTCCTCTCAACTGCCGATCTTCAAGAACAGGTTATGGATGAGTGGACTGCATATAATTATGCTGAACTTACTCGTCTTGGTATTATTAGTAGTACATCAGATAAAAAAGAAATTGCTGGTTATCTACAAGCATCACATCCAGATGGAACCAGCAGAGCACAAGCATTAAAATCTGGACAAGATATTGATGATGGTTACGGAAACACAACAACAGATTTATATAAATCTGGCTACTCTTCAATAGAAGGCGACCAGCCAAAAACATTACCACAGAACGTACCAGCTGGTGTTGATGCACAAACAGTACCTCTTGGTGAAACACGACCAGATGGAACTATAAGTGATGGCACAAATAACAGTGGTGTCTCTTATGGATTTGGTGACCCAAATAAAAAATATCCATTAAAAGAATTTTTAAATGAACCAGATACGAATCGTCTTGCTCGACATGAACAAATTGATAACACTATCGTTGGTAAAAAAGACGCAACAAGAACAACCAAAGTTCCAGTATCAATAACTCAAGCAACGTGGGATCAACCAGAATCGCCATTCAATGCCAGTTATCCATTTAATCACGTTTACCAATCAGAGTCTGGACATGTACAAGAGTTTGATGACACTCCAGAAAACGAACGTATTCACCATTATCATAAGAGTGGTTCGTTTACTGAGTGGGATGCTAATGGCACACAAGTAAATAAAATTGTTGGCGACAATTATCAGATTGTTGATAGAAATGGATACCTATATGTTAAAGGTGTTCAGGATATTACGATTGATGGAGTAGCAAACATATTTGTTCGAAGCGCAGCCAACATTGAAATTATTGGAGATACTAAAGCGTACTTCAGAAACAACGTAGATATGCGTGTTGCTGGTAAAATGGATCTGTCTATTGCTGAGGATTTTAATATTGAATGTGAAAACCTAAGCATTAAGACTAGAGGAAACATGACTGTCAATACGGCAGATAGTTTTTATCTCAAAACTACAAACGATACACATTTGTTCTCTGGTGTTAGCACATATGTTACAGCATTGGGTAACATCAACGTAGATGCTGTTTCTAACTTGTTACTGAAGAGTGGTTTCTCAACAAACATTAAGTCTGAGAGTTATTTAAATCTTTACTCTCTGTATGATTTTAATTTAAGAACACCAGCTGATATCAACATTCAAACAAAATATTTTGGTGTTGCTTCGCAAGGTATGTTGATGCGTTCTATTGGTCGTTTCGACATTAAGTCAAGAACTAATAACGTAAACATCGATGCTGGTTCTGGTGGTGCGATTTACTTGAACGGAAACAACGTGGGTGTTTCGCCATCGTTCAACGTAGTCTATCCTAACGAAGCAGAATCAGCAACTCAGAAAGATGCAGTTGACTTAGAATATGCTGGCGATAGAATTACTGCAGTTAATCCATACTTTGCTCACTTGAGTTTACCTCCAAGAAATGTTTCTGGTTCTCAAATGTTTGAAGCACCAGAAGATGGTGATCCTTCTAAGTATATTGATAAGCAAAGACAGAGTGGTCGTATGCCACCAACTGATCAAGCACCAACTACAAATGATACTGCTACTCCGAGCAAACCACCACCAGCTGGTGTTGCTGTTCCTTGCGAGGGATTCAAGAATATGACTGAGTTCCCAGTTACTACAAAACTGTCAGCAAACTTCTATCTTGGTGACTTTATTCCTGGTGGTGGCACTGGTTACATTTGTTCAGCGAAATCACCACATAAGTTACAAGACCAAGATGGTTTGACTAAAGCACAGATTGTGTGTAACTTAAAAGCATTGGCTGAGAATGTTCTTGAAAACATTATTAAGATTGTTCCGAAATCTGAGATTACTATTACTTCAGGATATCGTCAGAAGGGATTGGTTGGCGCAGAAAGCGCAACCTCTCAGCATCCAAAAGGTATGGCTGCTGATATTGTTCTGAAGAAGTCGGCTAGAGATCGTAAGAAACATTATGACTTGATTCAAGAAATTGCAGCAAAGGTTCCGCATGATCAATTAATCTTAGAATATCAAGACTCAAATATTGTATGGATTCACGTATCATATAATGGTATGGGAACACAAAGAAATATGAATTTCACAATGAACAATCATCATACCCATACCAAGGGTGCATTTACACTATTAGCATAAAGGATATATTATGGCACAACCACCTACAGGGCAAATAGCATGCGGTCAACTTAGTAATGTTGGTAGCGGTAATGTAAGAAACGATATTAAACTTGGAGTTGCAATAACACCAGCAAAACTGGTTCCAGGTGTTGTTGGTACAACTATCCAGGCGCATGGACCCCCACCACATAATTTTCTACCAAAAATTGTTCAGGGAAGTACATCTGTGTTTCTTGGACCAGATCACATACCATTAGCATATGATGGATGTCTTGCTAGTTGTGGGGATCCTATTACAAGTCAACCACACGATACAGACATTTTTGTTGGACCTTAACTATGTCAGTTCTTGCGCTAACCCAAGCAAAAACTGAATTTTTACAAAAGTATTCGACTCAAGACTTATACTCGAGGATCTTCACAAATTATAAAAATTATCCTTCAGAGTTAACGAAGGTTGCAGATTTAGAGACATTAGCAAGAACAAAGGTTTCCCAGATTAGTAATCTGTTTGGTATACGACCAGCAACTGTTGGTGAATTGTTTGAGAATTTAAACGAACTGGCAGTCGTAGTTGCTTTGCAACAACTTGAGGCTTCTGCCAATCCAGATATTCCAGAAGGCGATTTGGGTGGTGGAGATTCTAGACCAGATACTGGTTCTGGTGGTGGATAAAACGAATAAATAAAGATATGGTTACAATAACAAGACAAACTCAAATATTTAAGGATATCGATCTCCTTTTCACAGCACATCCAAATACTAAAGATGTTGTTAAGAAGCGCAACGAAGAAGCAATTAAACAATCTGTAAAGAGTTTAATCTTAACACAATATTATGAGAGACCATTTCACAGTGAAATTGGTTCACCAGTCAGAGGATTGTTATTTGAATTAGCAACCCCATTAACAGTCCATACATTAAAGCGTGGAATTATTGATACTCTAGAGAATTTTGAACCAAGAATTCGTGTTCTTGATGTAAACATATTTATGCAGGATGAGCAAAATGCTTGTGATATATCTATCACTTATGAGATTATTGGACTACAGACAACAGAAGAATTAACAATAACAGTAGAGAGAACAAGATAACATGGCGAACTCATCAAATCTAAGAGTAACCGAATTAGACTTTGATAACATCAAAGATAATTTAAAAACATTTCTAAAATCGCAAGACGAATTTACCGATTATGATTTTGAAGGTTCAGCTATGTCTGTATTGCTTGACCTGTTGGCATACAATACACACTATAACGCAATCTATGCAAACTTTGTTGCCAATGAAATGTTCTTAGACACAGCAGCGAAGCGTTCTTCAGTTGTATCATTAGCAAAACATTTTGGTTATACACCTCGTTCTATTGTTTCATCAAGAGCAAAGATTAATCTTACAGTTACAACAACTGGTTCACCACAATCTTTGATGTTACCAAGATATACTACATTTACAACAACGATTGATGGAACAGATTATAGTTTCTATAATCTTTCAAACATAACAACAACTCCAGTAAGCGCAAATACATTTACATACAATAATGTTGAAATCGTTGAAGGTAAGCCATTAACTTACAGATATACAGTTCAAAATGGACAAACAAAATTCTTAATTCCAAATTCTAATGTTGACACTTCTACATTGTTGGTAGAAGTTCAAACAAGTTCAGCAGATGCAACAACTCAAACATTCAACTTGGCTGGAAATAAAGATTACACAACAGTTACTGGAACAGATCCAGTATATTTCTTAGAAGAAACACGTGATGGTTACTATCAATTAGTATTCGGAGATGATGCTATTGGTAAAGCATTGGTCGATGGTAATGTTGTTAGAATGACATATCTAATCTCTAATGGTACAATTGCTAATAACGCTACTTCATTTACGCTTGGTGGTATTTCGGCATTTACTGTTACAAATTTTACATTAACATTGGCTCAGAAATCATTGGGTGGTCGCGATCGCGAAACAATTGAATCGATAAGAAATAATGCATCAAAATTTTTCGTTACACAAAATCGTGCTGTTACTGCTGAAGATTATAAAAACATTATTCTAGCAGAAGCATCTGATATCGAAGCTGTTAGTGCTTGGGGTGGCGATAATGCAAGTCCTCCAGTATATGGTAAAGTTTATATTAGTGCCAAGCCAAAAAATGGAACATCATTAACTGATGAAACAAAAACAAGACTGTCATCTATTTTAAACAGAAAGAATGTTGTTGGTATCACACCAGAGTTTATTGATCTAGAATTTCTGTACTTAATGTTAGAAACAACATTCTATTATGATCCATCAAAAACAACAACACCAAAAGAAACATTAGAAGCCAACGTCCGTGCTACTATTCAGAATTTTGAAGATTCAAATTTAAATAATTACGATTCTATTTTTAGAAAGAGTCAATTAAGCAGAGAGATTGATTACACAAGTAAAGCAATTTTAAATAGTAATACGCAAGTAACTCTCTACAAATATTTACAAATAAACTCTGAGAACAGATTAAATTATAAATTTGATTTTTTAAATCCAATTAACACAATTACCAGCACATCATTTAGATTAGTCAACAACTCAACTGATTATTATCTTAAAGATGATGGTGATGGTAAGATTCAAAAATATTATTATAACAATGGTAAAGTTGTTATTGAATCAACTGCCTTTGGGTTTGTTGATTATCAAACTGGTATAATTACAATACCAGCAACTGCTTTTTCAATGTTGACTGACAACTGTAAAATTTTCGCGAAGCCAACAAAACCAGATGTTGAATCAATGCGTAATCAAATTTTGACTATTCAAGATTCAGATGTTGAGGTATATGGTGTATTAGATACAAGAAAACCATTGGTACGATAAATGACAATTAAAACCTCTATCGTTGTAGATTCTCAGGCTCCTGAGTTTATTCGTTCAGACTATGCGAAGTTCATCACATTCCTTCAAAAGTATTATGAGTATGTTGAACAAGATGGTAAGGCGAATGATGTATTAAGAAATATCGATACATATAATGATATCGATGATCAAGATGATCCTGATATTCTTTCTACATTTTACACATTGTTCTTGCCAGATTTTCCACAATTCGTTGTATCTGACAAGAAGTTTGTATTAAAACATATCGCTGAGTTTTATAATTCAAAAGGTTCTATTGATTCGATCAAAGCATTCTTTAGAATTTTATATGGCGAAGAAGTTCAACTCTTTTTACCAAAAGAAGACATCTTAAAATTAGATGCTGGTATTTGGAGAAAAACATTTAAGATTAAAATATATAATCTTTCAGGCGACCAAATTGAACATCTTCTTGGTTCAGAAATTTATCAAGTTGATGCCATCAATGGTCACAAAACAGTTAAGGCACGTGTAGTTGACTATGATCCAAACTACGATATCCTTTATCTTTCTGCTGACAATTTAATTTTAAATTTCACAACAGCAGATTTAGTTTATGCAACCAATGTTAATGGAACAAGCGTAACATTTAATTTAAAATCTCAGTTGTCAACAACAACTCCAACATTTGGTGGGCAGAATTATGCTCCAGGAGATTCCGCTGTATTACCAACAGCACAATCCAACACAGAAAATATTAAAGTATCAACAGTTTCATCAGGAACAATTGAACAACTTGTATTGTTAAGTCGTGGCGATAACTATTCAGTTTATGATACAGTTGATTTTGGAACACCACTAGATGGCGAAGTTCCAGCAACTGCTAGAGTTCAAAGCACAATCAATAAACAAATCATATCAGAGATAAATGATTTTAATTGGCTTGAACCAGAGGATAAATTTACATTCGAAGATAATTTTGAAATTCGTCAAGAGTATGGTAATTTTGGTGCACCAGCAGCAGCCAATATGTCAGTTACTGATGAAACAACAAAAGGTATCAACACTGGTTCAATTTCTTCAGCAGAATTTGGTATTCTTGCTGAGCAGCAACAAGAAGATTCAATATCTTATACTAGAGCATCGTATACATATAACCAAGGATTGTTTAGAACAATTCTTCCACGTGTTGGTGCATCATCAAACTATGCATTAAACTGGACAAAAAATGAAGGTATTAGTGTAGCATTGATTGATGAAGAATTATATATTGGGTCAATCAATTGTACCGAAGGAACACCACCAAATCCAGGAACTGTAATTATTCAGTTTGACACTGATACTGATTATAACGCATTAGAATATTATGAATTAACATCAAGAGGTTCGTCAACAGTAACACCATCAATTGGTGTTGTTAATAAAAATGTTACTGATACAGTATTGCTTGATACAAAAATTGGCAACCTTTCATTACAGCAACAGATTGGTGCATATGAGTTGTCGCAAAATACACTCAGCCCACTATATCCATTCTCTGAAAATGCTGGTACACAAAGCAGAGGTCCAATAATTTACATTCGAGAAACAAATCAACTTTGTGGTCACGATTTAAATACAACAAGACCATGGGAATATAGATTTGTTTTCCGTAAAGATACAGTTGTTAAATTCAAAATTTTTATTATGCCAGTTCAATACGATCTTCGTTCTGTTAAGATTGTTGGCGAAGATGGAACAACAGATTTTTATGAAGAGAATGATGCATCAAACATTCTGATTCAAGAAACATATGATGGAACATTTAGAAGAGTTGGTTTTGATCCAGCAAATGTAACACAGCTGGGTGGCGCAGGTGCTTATATTGTAATTAATGTACCATCGCATGGGTTTAATGATGGTGAGATAATTCGATATAATACTTTCCAAGATATCGAAGCTGGTATATATTCAGGTACTGTTGGTGGAATTACTGATGGGCAATTATTTAACTGCTTGCCTGTGGATTCTAACAACATTATATTGTTACCATATGGAGGATCTAACAGTGAAGCATATAATGTTGGTCTTGCTCAAGTATTAACACCAG